TTATCCCAAAATGGTGAGGGTGGAGAATATCCTGCGTGGTCAAATAATGGAGATGCTGATAGTTTCACTGTTAGGCTTCAAATAAAAGATCAAAATAATAATATTTTAAATTCTATATCACAAACCAGAACGCAAACGACCGGGATTGAGGGTGAGCTATTTACTAATTCTCTCAGCTATACAGGATCAGGAAGTAATATTGGTAATATCAAGATCAGTGGTGTGGATTCTAACGCTCCAGCAAATTTAGGAGGTAGCAATATTGACGAGATCACCGCTTGGATTGAATACGATGATACTGTTTTATCAGCCACACAAACAGCCCAGATAAATCAAACCTTTGAAAATATAGAAGAAGTGATTGAATTGGCAGGGGAGTTCGCACCTGAAGAAGTAGAGAACTTGATTATCGAAGAGATAATATTTGAAGAAGTTATAGCTGAATTACCTGAATCTATAGAAATTTACGAAATATCACAGGAAGAAGAACTGATCGAGGAAACATTAGTTGTCGCTCCTGAAATAATATCAGAGCCAAATATGGCTGAATCATTAATAGAGGAGCAAATACCTGAAGAGAATAATGAGATAATTTCAGAGGTTTTTGAGGAAATAGTGGAATCACCAGAAGAAAACCCGGTCAGTCCAGATGAAAACCCGGTCGATCCAGATCAAAATCCAGATCAAAACCCGGACGATCCAGATCAAAACCCGGTCGATTCTGATGCTGATGAGCCTAATAACACCCCCGATTCTCCTTCAGAAAGCACGACAGTGGCAATCTCAATACCTGATATTCAAAGAAAAGTGAACGAAAGGATCAAAACAACCGAAGGTAGATTAAAGGCAGTTTCAATTATAGTGGCAAAAGTTATGTCTGAATCCAATAATAAAATCGATAGTTATTCCCAGATCAATGCTGAGATATTCGATCAACCTGTTATAATTGACAGAAATATCAGTGATTATTTGAATAAAAGCTACACAGATAATAGAGATATTTATAATAATAATTTTTATGAGGACAGACCAGATTGGATATTAAGATAATTACAGGATTGATTGGTAGCGCCATAGCGATCGGATCACTTTTTGTTTTTCAGGGGCAGTTGATCCAACGAGTCGACACTTTAGAAAGTCGATCAGCTCCAGATACAAAAGTTATCGAACAAGATATCACAGAATTAAAAAGTGATATTGCAGTGCTAAAGACAAAAATTGCGGAGATGAGAGCGAACGAAAATCCACTAGCTAGATGATCGATATCGCTTTAATCGTTGCGCTTTTAATATTTATTTGGATTTTAATCAACCCATCGAAGATAAGAACGAAATGGTTTCGTCCAGAATTATCCATAGTTGAAATATTGTTTGTAATTACTCTATCAGCTATCATAGTCCATAATATATTAAATTGAGGTAATCATGGCAGGTTTAACAGTAACAACAGCAGAGTCAGAATTTGCAATAACTAGTGCAGAGGTCAAAAATTGGCTAAGGATAGATGGATCAGATGATGACACTGTTATATCTACTTTATTGAAAGCATCACATAATTGGGCTAAAAGATACACAGCTAGAAGTCTGACCACTCAAACATTAACGATGTCTATAGATAGTGTTTATGATACTGATATCCCGATCAGAGAAGGTAATTATGTGGGAATCGATCAAGACATCACCAGAAGAAGTATTTTACTACCTCAGTCTCCTGTCGCATCAATCACTAATGTTAAATATTATGATGATGCAGATAACGAGAGCACTTTTGCATCTAGTAAATATTATTTAGATAAAGCAGGAATTCCTGCAAGATTTGTTTTAAGAAATGGTGAAAGCTATCCAACAGGATTAAGAGTATCAAACGCTATAGAAATAAAATATGTAGCAGGTTATGGAGGCGCATCTGATGTTCCAGATGATATTAAACACGCTTGTTTGATATATACAGCTTGGTTATTTGAACACAGAGGTGATGGCGCTGAACGAATGACAGCTCCTTATCAGGCTACTCAATTACTGCAACCTTATGTTATAAGGCAAATGTCCACAAATCCTTACAGAGGAACAGCACACTACGGAGGCATGGTTTAGTGTCATTGATCGGTGAAATGAGAAACCGAGTCGTTTTGCAAACTCTAGGTGGATCAACAGACGCAGGTGGAGGTCAAAGCACCTCATATTCTACAGCTACTACTGTTTGGGCTAAGGTCGAAAATTTATCTGGATCAGAAAGTATCTTTGGGGATCAATTAAGAGCGACATCAAATTATAGGTTTACGATCAGATATTATTCAGCGCTTACAGAAAAATATAGACTTACATTCAATTCTAAGAATTTTAACATTACCCAGATCAGAGATATCGAAGAGGGCAGAAGGAAATATCAAGAAATATTAGCAATTGAGGGGACAGCACAATGACAATATCAGTCCAAGTTTCCACTAATATCGATAGAAATACTAAAGAAGCAGACAAACTTTATACACTAAATGCACAAAGGCACATCAACAGGATCGCTAACACATTCAGAAATGAGATTTTAAAGTCTATGCAAACGACTCCTAAAACAGGGTTAGAATATGAAAAGAATGATGGCAAGATCCATATAGCTTCTTCAGAGGGCAATCCACCTGCAATTGATACGGGGAGGTTAGCTTCAAGTGTAAGGATATCTCCTGCAACGGGGTTTTCTGGAAAAGTGATGAGCGCAAAAGTTTCAACTAACGTTGAATATGCTGAAAGGCTTGAATTATTTATGAATAGACCATTTATGTCTAAAGAATCTCAGGCTTATGTTTATGCAGTTTTTTTTGCTAAGAAAATACAAAATCAGGTGAGTATAAAAAGTCAATTCAGACCATCTAAGGTCAGATCAACCAAAAAAGGTATATCAATAAAATAATGGGATATCATTCATTCGATTTGCAATCTGCTTTATATTCCACTTTATCTGGAGATTCCACTCTTGATTCATTGATTGGGAATAATAAGATATTTGACACTGTTGCCCCTCAAGGTACAGCATATCCTTATGTTATTATCGGCACAGAACAGACAAGAGAAGCAGGTACAAAAAGCACAGATGGAAACATTTATAACTTAGATATTGAAGTATGGTCTCAATATAGAGGTCAAAAGGAAATCAAGGAAGTGATGGAACGTTTGTATAATATCTTCAATAATAGTACAATTTCGGTGTCGGGAGCTGACTCTGTGATGAGTTACGTTGTTTCAGCGTTAACATTAGTTGAGCCAGATGGAATAACTCGACATGGAATAGTAAATATAGATTTTACAGTATACGATAATTAAGAGGTAATTTAATATGGCAGTACAAAAAGGCGCAAGTCTAGTAGTCAAAATTGGTAACGGTGCTTCTCCTGAAGTGTTTACAACTGTTGCAGGGCTACAAGACACATCTATCAGTATCAATCAAGAAACTGTTGATGTAACGAATAAAGACTCTTCAAGAGTAAGAACATTATTAGCACAAGGTGGAGTTAAATCATTCACTATAACAGGATCTGGAATATTTCAAGATGATGCATCAGAACAGTCTGTATTGTCAGCATTCGATGGAGCATCATTCACTAATTTTCAATTCTTAGTGCCAGATTACAACACATTCACAGGTGCATTTCAGGTGACAACACTTGATTACACAGGAACATATAACGGAGCAGTTCAATATTCCATGACATTTGAAAGTGCATCCACAGTGACAATTGCTACTGTATAATGTGGACAGATAAACAAGTATCAATAGGCAAAACAAAACATTCTGCGAATGTGAATGTATGTGATAGCCAGATCGAAGTAGTACTGCCTTTTTTCGATAAATGGCTATCTTGCTTGAACGAGTCTATTGATCTTGATGGTAAATCATACAAGATAAATAATATTCACAACGTTGGCGATCGTGACGAAACGATCAAGATTATTCTAAAAAAAGAGGTGAAAAATGAGCCAAAACTCAATGAGAGCAGAAAAAAATCTTTTAATAAATAATAAAGAATATAAAGCTAAAATGAGTGTCGATACGATCATGAGGATCGAGGATGCACTCGGTGGATCAATATTTGGTGTTGCTAAGAAGTTTGAAATTCCAAATGTGAGAGTCAATGAATTACTTGTGATCATTTATCAATGTGTGAGAGCAGGTGGTCATGATATAACTGAAAAAGATATCAAATCTTATATATCAAATGTCGGTATCGTAGAGGCAACAAAAACTGCAGGTGAATTGATTGTTTTAGGCTTAAACGTTGATTCAAGTAACGATCAAAAAAAAAGCGACAGTTAACTGAGGACGATGAATTACCTATAAAAAGGTGGTTAGAAGTGTGCGTAGGTATGATCGGTATTCAGCCCGATCAATTTTGGAATATGTCTGTCAATGAAATTTACATAGTAATTCAAGGTTTCAAAGAATATAATAATGGGAAATCATCAGATCCAATGGATAGAGATGATCTGGATAAATTAATGGAGATGTTCCCAGACGAATAATGGCTACAGAATTAGATAAATTATTAGTAAGGATAGAGGCTGACGTTAGCGATCTCAAA